GTGCTTTATAATCAGCTTTGACTTGTGTAGTCCACGCAGCGTTAGCTATTGCTTGTACATCTGCATCTTCTCCACTGATATCTGTATCAACTAGGTTGTCACTTGCATCAAGTGTTCCTGGTGTTAATACTTTTCTACTGAAGGAACGGGTAAGTTCCACACCATCTTTTTTAATGATTGTTGCGTTTCTTACCTGTATGTTCCATTTATTGACGACTTCTATTTTGTCGTTCTCTTGTGTTTCTGTTAATGCCATTTAGGGACGTTCTCCGAACGTGACGGGTTTATGGCGTAGTTTTGAGACGTGCTAACGGTCTAAATATTAAACATATAAGGTTCCACTTCCTGCAAATTCAATACCACCAGCTGACCATGCAGTACTACTAACACTTGCATATAAACTAAGAACTGAAGTACCTGTAGAGTTTACTTGCCATCTTGGGGTTTCAGCAATATTAGCGGTGCCATTCATTGAAACATAACTAGCAGGTATAAAGTTATAACCCGAAGAGTTAGCACCTACAAAACTAAATGGCATATCTTGTACTGTCCAAGAACCACTAGCGCTAACACCTGTACCATCCCATGCCTTAAAAATATAGAAATTAATAGATACTATTCTACCAATTTTTGTATAACGACCAATTGCTTGAGTAGGACTACTTAACTGAGTGCTTCCCTTATATGCCGTAGGTGTGAATGTACCCTCTTCATAATCTGAAAGAGCATTCGCCGCTGCTGTATCAGAATTAAAACAAATACCACCGTCATCTAATATTCTTAATCTAGTTCCCTGTGACGTTCCATTATGAGTGCTAAATACTATATCACCATTACTTCCTGCGTTTGCAATATAAGCATCAGCACCACTATTACCTGCTTGTAATATTAAATCTGCTTGATTAGCGGTATCAGAGACTATTCTGACTTGTGGTGCAGCAGAACCAGCAACTTTTAAACAATTTTGAGTGCCTCCAAATAAAGCAGTTGACGCTACTGGAGAATTACTCCCTATACCAACTCTTCCACTCGAATCTATACGCATATTTTCACTAGTTCCAGCAGCTCCGAAAATTAAAGCTCTGTCATTATGTGAATAAGATATTATTCCATCATTAGCTGCTGTATCTGAGAATAAAATTCTACTAGACCCTGTCGTACCTTCAGAGAGAATATTAACTACACAATGACCATTACTATCTGCTGATCTTGCAGTTATTATATGTTCGGATGATATACCATTTACATGTAACCTAGCAGTAGGAGTTATTCCAATACCTACTTTTCCAGACGAATCTATGCGGAGTCTTTCTGAGTTATTGGTTGCAATTTTTATATCTGTATTTGATTCATTCCAGATTAATAGATTACCTGATGTATCACCTGCTTGGCCTACATAAGCTACTCCATGATCGTTATGAAGTTTTATTTGAGAACCTAAGCTATTACCATTCGCATGGAGCGTATAACCAATATTACCACTGGTATGTTCTGAGGTTATTGTTCCTGATACAGAAGCACCTGCTGAAGTTGTCTCTAT